ACAGAAGAATCTACTTTACTATCTATTGCAAAATGTTCAAAGTCATATACTGTAGTATAACAATTCATCTTACCGTTAAACGCATTAACCCACGTAACAAACTCACGTTGATTTCTTACTATTACTCTTTTCATCTGTGGTGCGTTTGGCAGGTGGCTTCCTGCCCACACTTCTCTTGGGTACTTCATCTTTATCATCCTTAAAATTTACATTTGCTGTTTGCAGTTCTATTTTTATTACTTCTGCTATTTTATCACTTAATTGTTCTAACACTTTCTCTTGGAAAAACTCACCAAAGAGAACATCTGAATATACTTCTACATTCCATATTAAATCCATTTTAGATTTAGTTTCTAAATCATCATACAATTCATTTGCTAAACTAACAATAACATTGTTAATATCACTTAACTCTTGAAAAGTCCAACTCTTTCCTTTTAATTTATTTCTTACTTTTTCGCTAATCATAGCCACTCACTTTCCTGTGCCGCAGGGCATATACTCATAAAACTACAATGTTGACAGGTATTGTAATAATACTTAGCATCAAATTGTTGTAGTTCATATGCTTTAATTAATTTTGCTATACCATTATATACAGCAGTAATACTTTGTTTCTTAACCTTTTCTACCTGTAAGTAATTAGATTGTGGATAATACCATCCCCAATTAGTTATAGGAATATTAGGGTCTAACCCAGCATCAAGTATTGTTTCTTCTGGTGCATTCTCTACTAAGATTTTATAGAACGCTAATTCCTTTCTCATCATTGTCAATTTATAATCCTTCCAAGGGCCAGTCTTTAATTCAAGAGGAATATAATTTCCATCTTGAATAAACATTCTATCTATAATCCCTTGAAGATGAACCTTATAATCTCTCTCTAATATACACTTCGGGTTTATTGCATGAGGTATAGTTATTTCTGCATCCATCATAACCTCATTAATCACCGGCAAGTAATCATGTAGTTTGTCATCTTTTCGGGCTTCTATAAACCTCTCTGCCTCAAAAACAGATATTATCCTATACATCTCAGTATAGTCATCTATAGGATGCAATCCCATATTATACGTAACCAACTCATCATAAGTTAGGTTCTCTGCCTTCTTAATGTCAAAAGCATTAAAGAAGTCTTCCCTGCTATCGTGGACAGCAGTACCCTTTATCATGGCTTCCGTAGTCGCTTGAGGTAATCTCAAAGGATACGAAAACTTATATTTCATAGGACACCAGTTAAACGTTCCAAATGAAGACTTTGTTATTTTTAATATAGGTTCATCTTCATTATCATAGGTTTCTGGATACCATTTATATGTAAATTCTCTCATTTTACCACCACTCTGTTAGATTTGTTTGATTAATGTCAACACTAATCGGGGTCAAATCCCAACCCATTGCTTTGTAAATTGGTTCTGCTTTCTTAACAATAGACTCAGCATAATGTCTATAATCAGGTATAAACTTCATAGTATCAAAATCTATTAATCCGGGTGCTGCTAGATATGTTGGTCTCTTATGCTGACCACTTACTGGATTAATATACTTAGGTCTAGTTACATCATCTGCTGCTCGGATATACATATAAGAATCATCAATAGGTATACCATACGTTTGATTCCACCAAAGAACACCTTCTATTCCACCACCAACACTAGGTTGCTTGCCCATTAAGGTTTTAAGTATTAGGTCTTTACCACACTTTACACAAAACGTATTGGCAGAAAACTTCTTTCTAAGTTCTAAAACTTCCTCTAAACCATATTCTTTAGAACACGAAGCACATTTATATGTAAAACGCTCAGGTCTAAATCTACTTCTATTAGAGATATTTTTAATATCAACCTGCCCATTCAATACTCTTTGATATTCAGCCTTTAGATAATTAGTTATTTCTGATTCAGACTCTTGTGCTACCCATCTCTGTAAAACCTCTAATTGAATTGTCTTTGCTAACTTTGTTATTGCTACTCGTTTAGCAGCAAAACCAGTCATTACAAATTCAGGTTCTTCTAAGGTCTCACCATCTTTCCATGAAATTAATCCAGCATTTCTATTTTTAGTCACACCAACTCCTAATGATTCATAATACTTTTCAAACTCCAAAGTAACTGGATGTTCTTCCAGATTCATTGCATTAGGAAATATACCTCTAACATGGTTATTTAATAATGCCAATGTTTCTTCTGCTCGGTCCATTGGCATTTGTACATAAATAGAATCCGTGTGTCCATAAACTACTTTCATTTATAATCCGCCCTTCTTCTTTGCATACAAATAAAGCACTGCTTCTTCTATACACGCACCACAAACACTACCATACTTTGTAGATTGTAATGCAATAGTATTGCCATCTTTATTCTTACCATCGTAAGTACCACAATTAAAACAAGGCTTCATGTCCTCACTTCCTGCTTACAAAAGGTACATTTTCCTTTTTCATCCATACAACTTTGCATCTTATTAAATTGACAATTGCAATAATATTTTTTCATTTTAATCCTTTCTCCTTTCTTTCTTTTCTTTTCATGGCTAAATAACATTTACCACATAGGTCTCTTCTATTACTAGAAGATACTCTCTTATATCCCCCACATTTTGAACATTTATAATCACTCATTTTACGGTCTCCTTATAGTAGTTTCACTAAACGCTTTTAATATAAAGTGTACACAAATTATGTAAAGTCCTATTACTGGAAGTGTACATAATAAATCCGTCATATTTCCATCACCTTAAACGCTGCTTCTCTAATGGCTTCTCTAGCACTAGCAGTAATACTAGCGGCTAAATCTATATCTGCCCAACCAAATCCCTGGTAGGCAACAATTCCGTAAAAAGAAGCCATCAATCTTTTTACGGCTAACTGGTTATTGTTCCACTTTATGTAATCTTCCTTAGATTCTGCGGCCTTCATCTTTTTCTTATAATCATTCCGCAATTCTTTTAATTCTAAAACTGCTCTAGGTAAAAGACCTAACTCATCAGTTTTATAATAAAGCATTTCTTTCTCATCTTCATCAGTGAAATCCCTAGGTGTTAGAATATTAACACCAAAAACAGTTGGTTCAATTGATTTAGTTTCCCATGAGATGTTTCGTGCAATCATCATACTAGGATAAAGTCCAGCAAAGTCAAAGGCGGCTACACCTAGATGTAAACCATTTGTTCCTTCTGTCATAGGGTCATAAATCATTGCACCTTGATAATCAACCTTATCTCCATGTTCACCAGTAGGTGCTTTCCAAGTTGCATTACGCATAAAGTATATCCCACCCATATTACTTGCATAGAAGCAAGCATCGAATGGGGCCTTTAGTAATCTTTGTAAAGCAATTACTGCTTCAGATGTAAAGTTTTCTTCATCAATTCTAACAAGAAGCATAACGTCAACGGCTGCATAATCGAGATAATGCTTGGTGTCTTCTAACCATCCTCTAGAGAAAAACTCATTCTTATCTGGAAACTTCTCAGATACTAGTTTCTTCTCACCTAACACTATATCAGCAACATAATCTAATGCTAATGATGGTAAGGTTCCTCTCTGTGCGTCATTCCATTGGCGTTCAAAAGCCAAGTCTAGATTTAATACTAGCCTTCCTCTAACTGGTTGTTCTATAGGGCTGTAATTGTTCACGTTTTTGGAAAGTTTGATACCTTCATCGAAATAAACCCCCTTCACATCGTTATATGGCGATAATTTTCTGGGGTCAAGCCCATTAGCATGGAGTCTTTCGATTAATTTTGGCAGGTCGAATTTAGAACCGAACCAAGAAATCATCATATCTGGGTCTTCTTTTCTAAGTCGCCCTACAAAAGTCTCTAACATTTCTCTCTCCGTTAGGAAACCTTCACCAATAAGATTTCTTTTAGGTGGAGTATCTCTAGGAAGCCAATATAAAACTCTATTTCTTTTAGTATAGTTATCATAGAAAACCATACAAGTAATAGCCCCATCGTGTTCTCCCCCCTGTTGCCATTCTAAATCCCAATACCATTTCCTAAGATTATACTCTGGCATCTGCTTAATGTTATCAACAGCATATCTATAATGATAGGCTACATCTGCTTCAAATGTTTCCTTCCATTCTTTCCTTAATGTTCTCATATATCCAGGTTTAGGAGGATACCAAGTTACTTTCTTTAAGGGGGTTCCATCTAAAGATTTAGAACCATCTATCTCATAGGAAAGAGTAATGTCTACTCTACTCCCAAAATCTCTAAATGTGATTCTATCAATATTTCTATCTGTTGTTTTAATATAGAAATATGGAGGAGCATCATTATAGGATACTGTTTCCTCTTGTCTATTATCATTTTCATCTCGCCATCTAAGGGCTATCATATTATTTTTATCTATCGTACTAATTATCATATTCTCACTCATTTCTAATATAGGGTGCAATCACCATTTTTCTATTCGGCCCTGTTATTACTATTGGTTTATTATCCCCACTCCAAAGAGCCATTACATTTTTCACACAAAATTTACCAATTGGTGCAGAAAATTCTACAGTTAAGTCTTCTCTAGAAGGAGTACCAACTAAGGCAATCGTTCTATCTACAAACTCTGTTCTATGAAAGTTAGAAGATGAGATAGTTATGTCACTTTGTCCTGCAATATATTCTATCTTAAAGGATGCTGTTCCAACCAAGTTACAAAACTTAATTGCATTCGCTAATTCTTCACCGTTTACCATAAGCATACAAGGTAGTTGTGTTTTACCAAAAACTACTGGTTCACCAGTCTTAATACTAAGACCCCTAATCATAGAAATTAGGCCCATGTTATTGTGTTCTACTAATACTGGTACTTTAATAGAAGTCCTACCCATATTGAAAGCAATATTAGATTCCCCAATACTAATCTTTAAACTTCCTGCTTTGAGATTTTTAAGGTACTTCATAATCTTTTCAATATCAAATATAAACATATATTCTTTTTGTGGTTCTCCCTCTATATCTATTGTCACACTAATAGCACTTTTATCATTACCATTAAGTAACTCTAATCTAGTATCTTTAATAATGCCAACAGCAGTATTGCTGATAACACCAACTTTAGATACAGTCGAGGACTTATATTTGCCTCTCAGCCAAATTGCCTCAACCGCATCTCTAAATTTATCTAAATCACAGTTTATTATTTTACTCATAGTTTTCCCTCTCGTAGTTCTGGAATCCCAAACCATTTATTATCACCGTTGGTGGTGAAAATAGTCCATTCCTGTCCTACAAGGGAGGGATTCGTTTTACTAGCCGTTAATTTGGCTACATAGTTTGTGGTCTTTCCCTTCATTACCTTTTCAATATGAATCATCTGCACGAATCTAGCAGGTGTTGATTTATGCCAATCAGGTACTTCTCCTATAGGAGTAGGTACATTGATATTATCATACACAGGTTTCATATGTGTAATCAAAAACCTATCACATTCTAAACTACATACTAAGTCTAGTAATCTGTTATAGATTCTATTCCTAATCTTCCAATCAAGTGTAGATACTCTTACTGAATCAGTAGCATGAACGATACTACCTTCTTTAGTTTGTTGCTTTACTAGCAACTCTCTAAGCACATCGCTTGAGCCTTCAAATGCCTTATCTACTCCATCAAGGCAGAAGGATTTAACATCTCCTGTCTTAATCAAGTCCTTAGCATATTGGCAAAAACTATTTGCATTATTAAAGGTCTCTTCCCAATCAGTAGAACCATCTGTTCTAACTTCTATTGGGCTAAAGATAACTATGTTATCATCTCTATCCCAAGCAGAATCCCACGTTGGTTCAGCCCCATTATCAAAATCCAAAATAAGAATCTTCTTACCTTCTTTTACTTCTTCTTCAGTTCTAGAATCTAAAACCAATCCGGTCTTACCCACCTTTGGGTTACCCGTTATTGAGCATAGATTATAACTTCTATCCCTATTTAGTCTGGCCTGTATTTGTGCCAATATCTTTTTCTTTTGTTCTGCGAAAAAGTCTGGGTTATTAACTCCATCATCACTTCCCGCATTTCCTTTCTTATCTTTAGTCCAATCCATATTCATCGCCTATTTTTAATTCTAATGTGTCTTGATAGACAGCATCCACTATATCTCTTAAGTCGTCCTCCGCAACCTTAACTCTAATTTCTTTACCAGAAGGTAAATGAAGTTTCACCCAATAATCTCCGGTGTCTTCATTAACTCTCCAAGTAAGAAATTCTACTGAGTCAAGATGTAACGCATAACTACTTCCATGTATTATTCTATTTGTAATATTATACATTTTAATTCCTCTTTTGGGGGCTTCTCACCCCACTTGGTAGGTTTTCCAAAATAATGCTCCTACTAGCACTACAACAAGGGAGAATGAACCCCCCTTTTGGAATCTAAAACCAATCAAGGTCTTCTTCTTCTGCTGCAACGAATGGCTCTGCAACAACACCCATGTTGTTAATACATAGCACACCGCTTAGGTTTAATGAAACATCTCTCATGCTACCATCATCATTTCGCCCTTGA